TACAATATGTAAGTTATGATACGAGTTATGTGACTTGGTTTAATGGGTTTGAAGTTCCTGTGGTTAATTCAGTGAGTTACAGTAATTCTGAAGGAGAAGTAAATACGATGTTTGCCCCTGTTCGGTCAATGATAGGTGACACAATCACTATCTGGTCTTATTACTGGAATAATGATTATGAAGTAATAGTGGATAGTTTGAAAATTATATTAGATTGATTTCTTATATTTATAACTGACAAATGACTATCTTTTTATACATCATATACTTATAGATATGAATAAACATATTAATGGGGATTTAAAAAATGAAAAAACACATTTTCCAAGAAAACTATGAAAGAATGTTCGGCTCATTAAATGAGGGTGAATATGATGATTTAGTTAGTCAGTTAGAGAAGGTGGTCAAAAAACATTTTTCTAATTCCACGTATACAGTTAGATATTCAAATAATTTATTACCATCAATTACTATTTATTTTACATTAGGACAGAAAAGTAATTGGTCTGGTGGTATATCACATAACTCACCATTAAAATTTAATATTCATGTATATGATATTGGAAAAGATAAGCTGTCATTTGAACCAGGTCATATCCGTATGACCGCAAAGGCAACTGAACGTCACATGGCATACAGTGGAATTAAATTCCCAACACGTAAAGCAAAGGTTACTCAAGACGTATTGGTAAAGAAAGTAGATAAATTATTCAGTGATCTAAAAAGATTTGTTAAGAAAAATTATGATAAATTAGATGACGGTCATAAATGGGTAAAAAAATATATTTAAATAATATAGAAGAACATAATTAAAAACCAGGGAACTTTAAACAGTTCCCTTTTTTTGTGCCCAAAATTATTTCATTTTTTACATTTCTTATATTTATAGATGAGAAATAATATCTTTTTTATAGGAGAATAAAATGGCAGAAGCAATCTGGGACGGCAATCCGGGACCAATTTCAGGATCAACCCCATTCGGGGCATTTGATAATGATTCTGTTTTTCAAAGTGAAGGACCTAAATTTGCAAATTGGGCAGCTAAACGAATGGGCTATCCAATCATGGAAATTGAAATGCCAAGTGGTTCATTTTATGCGTGTTTGGAAGAGTCAATTCAAGAATTTTCATCACAAGTAAATCAATTTAATATACGAGAAAATTTATTATCTTTACGAGGACAAGCGACTGGTTCAAACGTTACTCACAAAAACGTTACACCTAATTTCGCAGGGAGTATAAGAATTGCAGAACAATATGGTACAGAAGCTGGAGTCGGTGGAACTATTGATTATAAAAGTGGTTCTATTTCAGTAAATAGTGGTTCACAAGTTTATGACTTAAATGCGTTATATGCTGATGTATCAGAAAGTGGTAATGCAATAGAAATCAGAAAAGTATATTATGAAGCATCTCCAGCTTCCCAACGATTCTATGATCCGTATGCTGGAACAGGAGCGAGTAATTCCAACATGATGGAAGGATTTGGTTTTGGTGGTATGTCACCAGCAGTTCAATTTATGATGATGCCAGTATATGCTGACCTATTGAGAATGCAAGCTATTGAGTTTAACGATCAAATTAGAAAATCAGCTCACACATTTGAGTTAAGAAATAATAAACTTAGAATTTTTCCAAGTCCAACTACTACATATAACTTATGGTTCGAGTACATCTTAAAATCAGATAGGGATAATCCAATTCAAACGAGACACGGTGAAACTGGAAATGTAGTATCCGATTTTTCAAATGTACCATATGATAACATGGAATATCAGTTTATAAATGATGTCGGTCGACAATGGATACGAAAATATGGTTTGGCATTAAGTAAAGAATTGCTTGGTATGATTCGTAGTAAATATGGATCAATACCTATTCCAGGATCTGAAACCACTCTTGATGGTGACACATTACGAGGTGAAGCCGCAACGGAAAAGGAAGCACTCATAACAGAATTACGTGAAAATCTTGAAGCTTCAAGTCGTAAAGTGATGATGGAGTCCGATAAAGATGAATCTGAATATCTTGAAGAGAAATTAAAACGCGTTCCAATGCCAATTTACATTGCGAGTTTTATTTTTGGAATATTTAATATAGGACTATATAATGATCAAATGTCAAGTTTGCTACAGACAATTTAAAAGAATAAATATTTTTCATCTAAAAACTCATGATATAAAAAATGAGACAGAATATCTGAAATTATATCCAGGTTCTAAATTATTTGATGAAAATTATACAAAAAAAATATCTAATTCAGTTAAAACATTGTGGAAAGATAAAGATTACAGAATCAGCGTCGAATTGTATTTAAAAAATAAACCAGATGATGTAATGGACAAAATAAAGAAATCAGTTTCTAAATTACATGAAAATGGACATTATGATCACATTTATACTGAAGAGAGGAACAAGAAAATTTCAATTGGTAAGAAAAAATGGTGGAAAACTCAAGATTCTAAGTTATTAATGAAAAAATGGCTAGGTGATTACATTGGATCTGAACGGCATATTGAAAATACAAAGATAAATGGGGCTTTGGGATTTTTAGCAAATAAAAAATCTGGAAGATGGAAACAGACACAACCAGAAAAGGACTATGAAATGGATCTTATAGCAAATAAAATAAAATATATTAGTGAGTATAAGGTAGATGGTAAATTTTTTGATTTTTATTTAGTTGCCGAAAATAAATTAGTAGAAATAGATGGTGAATTTTATCATCCAGAAACATTAGATGAATGTAGGTGTGATTTTCAAGAACGAAATTATTTTAATGATATTAAAAAGAATGAAATTGCAAAAAATAATGGATATAAATTACAAAGGATACGAGTATAATGGCCGGTAGATTTTTACCATCACGTGACTTAGATCTTTTCACCCAGGTGAACAAAGAGCTAATAGGGGATTTAAAAGAAGGTAAAGATGGTATAATTAACCAACAAGTAGTCTTATATAAAATATCAGCACACGATACAATGACCAATATGTACGGTGAATCATCTGGAGGTAAGAGATATAAGACCGGTGTAAAGTTTGCTTGTCTCATTGAGTCCGAAGATATGGATTTTAATACAGATGAGTTTGGAAGTGATATGAATCAAAATACATCATTTCATATTTTACGTCAAATTTTAATTGATTTAACACTTGTTCCTGAAATCGGTGATATAATTGAATGGAATTTTACTCAATGGGAAATAAATAGTATTGTTGAGAATCAACTTGTAGGTGGAATGCAAGATAATAATTTTTCTGTGACTTGTGTAACTCATTTAATTAGAGAATCAAACTTGGGAATGAATAGGGTTAGGAGTATTTAATGTCACGAAACAAACCATTGCCTCGCAATCAACGAGCAACAGTAAACAGAGCTCGTCAATACAAAAGAGATAAAGATGAAATAAAGGATATATCCGTTAGTTTGATGGATATGGATTCTGCTATCATGTATTATTTCACCGAAGTGATTAAACCAACAGTTACGGATAACGGTGAAACGGTAAAAGTTCCAATTATGTATGCATCACCAGAACGATGGTTTGCAATACAAAAAACTGGTTTTATGCGAGATAAGAAAAGACAACTTATATTACCTGTTATAGCATTCAGACGAACTGGAATGGAAAAAGATGATACTATGCCAGTTGATAAAATGGATCCAAACGAACCAAAATTACACTGGCAGTTCGAGAGAAAATATACAGATGCTAATAGATACGATAATTTTTCAGTTCAACAAGGATTAATTCCACAGAGAGAATATTATAATGTAGCAGTTCCAGATTATATGGTAATAACTTATGATTTTATCATTTGGACTACATATATTGAACAAATGAATAAATTGATAGAACGGATAAATTGGTCAGCGGGAACATATTGGGGTGAACCAGACAAAATGAGATTTAGGACCAATATAGATAGTTACACAGATAGTACGGAAGTTTCAGATAAAGAGAGAATAGTAAAAACTGAATTTAGTGTTACATTAAGGGGATATTTGATTCCAGAAGCATTTAACGAGTTAGCCGGACCTCACACAATGCAGAAATACCTTACTCCAAAAACACTTTCCATTGGCACGGAAACGGATGTGGAAGTTGCTTCATTGATGGATCAACTTGGTGGTGGAGAACCAGTCCCAACTTCAACTGGCAATTTAACACAGGGGCGAAGTGGTCCAATAGTATTAGATCACGGATTTTCTTTATCAGCTGGACTTGGTGTCACTATTACAAATGAGGGAACGATATTTACAGGAGTAGACCCACTTACAAATACAATATCAATACCACAAGTAGTAAATACAACAGCAGATGTGCAATTCAATACGGTAACTTCATCAGCATTTCTCATAGGATCACAAACTTACACTACAAGTGGGGTAGATGGTGATTGGACCGTTACTGGTTCTCTATCTTCAACTGGAAATTTAACTGTAAATGGTAATGTCACAATTGGTGGAACATTAACTGCACAAGAATTTCACACAGAGGTGGTTTCGTCGTCAATAATTTTTTCAAGTGGTTCAACAATATTTGGTGACAGTATTGATGATACACACCATTTTACAGGAAGTATGTATATTTCAGGATCGTATGAGTTGAATGGATATAGTGTAAATGAAATATCAAATGATACATTACTGACTGATAGTAGTACAACAGCATTAGTTACTGAAAATGCAGCAAAACAATATATAGATACTGTTTCAACCAATGCCAGTGGGCATTCTATTTATATACGGAAACAATTTGTTAAAATATCTAATTCTTTAGTTGGAAATAATACTGCAAGTTTCACTGCCGTAACAGCATCAGCTCCGGGTGGTCTAACTACGACATCTGAAGATGATTTTTTATTTTTCATTAATGGGCAATATATGGAACATGACGCACTCACAATTCAACAGTCAGGTATATCATTTTATTTACAAGTAGATACGGATAGCATTGGTTACGTATTAGAGAGTGATGATGAAATTCTCGCGTGGGGTAAGTTTAATTCATAGGAATATAGAATGCCAAGACAATTAAATAGTTCATTAACAATAGTAGGTGGAACAGGAGTAACTGCATCAAATAGTGGTGTAGGATTTGATGGCACTGAACAGATGACACAAGAAATTTCAGTAGGAAATGATATTAGAACTATTGGAAATGTACAATTTAACCAAATAACATCAAGTGGATATTTATTTGATACTACAACTCTTACTGGAAATGGAAGTTGGAATTCTAATTTTACTAATACGGGTAACATGGGAGTTACTGGAAATTTAACCATTCCGACAAGTGCAACCGTTGGTGGTATAGTAATAGCAGAAAAAATTACAGCAGAATTAACTTCATCTGGAGTGATATTCAATTCTGGTTCAACCATATTTGGTGATGATATTAACGATACTCATTATGTTACTGGTAGTGTATATAATAGTGGATCAATTTCATTATTGGGATATAATATAACAGAAATATCAAATGACACATCTTTAACAGATAGTAGTACGACAGCATTAATTACCGAAACTGCAATAAAGACATATACTGATACTGAACTTGGAACACTTGGACAACCAACAATTGCAGATTTATATTTAAGAAAAAGATTTACAAAATCGGTGTCGTCAATATCAAATAATACCGCAAGTTTCACTGCTGTAACAGCATCAGCACCAGGTAGTCTAACATCAACTACGGAGAATGATTTTATATTTTTCATAAATGGAAATGTAATGGAACATGATGCATTAACAATAGAACAAAATGGTTCAACATTTCTATTAAAAGTTGATGGAAGTGGTATAGGATATAATTTACATAACGACGATGAAATAAGAGCATGGGGAAAATTCAATGATTAAACTAAAAAAATTATTAAAAGAATGGAACGACACTTCATTTAGAGATTTACCAAAACGATGGTCTAAACCAGTAATGAAAGGTGAGAATGCAGACGGTCTTACAGAATTTGAACGGATTGGTGTAGAACTCGGTAAACTTTATACGGATAAAGACAGACCTGCATTTAAAACTCCAGCTCAAATCAAAGAAGATAAACTAAACGAAATGGACGATGATAAACGAGCATTTCTAATGTTAAAAATATATGGTCAAAGTTGGGGAGTTAATATGGGAAAAGTATTTTCCGGCATCAACAAAGGTAAGCCTACAATGATAAAAAAGGGATTAAAGGAAATTAAAATACTCAATAAAAAAATTGAAGAAATGATAGAAGATTTGGTTTAATACCATATTGTTTTTACTATAATTTTATATTTATAGGTATGAGAATATACAAAGTAACAAACAATAAAAACGGAAAAGTTCAATATAACACGGCTAAGATGCACAAAACACTTAGTGAAAGTGCTAATAGAGGGTGGGAAACGAGAAGAAGAAATGCGAAAGCGACACTGGAAAAATCGTAAGAACCGGCCGTGTCCAGACTGTAGAAGAATGTTGACTTATACTAGAAAATGTTCATTTGATTTGGCGGTAGGTAATAATAGTGTATGTAAGTCGTGTTCAAAAACAGACAGAAAACTCACTATGGAAACCATTGAGAAAATGAAAAAACCAAAAAGTAAAACCCATAAGAAGAATATATCACAGGGAATGACTTTGTGGTGGCAAGAAAGGAAAACACAAGAGGAAATTGAATGGCACTCATTAGATCAAAACAATTAAATCATATACTATCTGGTTCATTTTCCGTTACTGGAAATTTAAATGTAACTGGAAGTAATACCACTGGTTCATTTGGAAGAATAGAATCCAATACCATTTCTGCAAGTTTGATTGACGTGGATGCTACAACATTACGAATCGGTGGATCTGAATTAAATAAAACGATAGTAGATAATCTAATCGGTTCATTTGCCGATGCATTACCTAATAATATGGTTATTAGTGGTTCAATGTATTCTACTGGTTCATTTGGAAAGGTCAAGGCAACAAGATTTTATGGTGATGGAATCGGATTGACCAATATTAGTGCAGATTCCATAAATGGTCAATTGGGTATATTTTCACCTACTGGTTCAATACAATCAACCACAAATAATTTACAAATAACAGGCTCAATGAAATTAACTGACGCATTCACCCACGGCAGTACAACATGGAATGCCATTGGTGGGAATATGAGTATAACTGGGTCAGATTTTATTTGGAAATCTACTGGTGGTGAATTTGGTGTTTATGATAATAGTGATGCTCTAATGTTTAAGATTGAAAATAATGTTGCGATATTGGGCGCGTTAAACACAACACCTTCAGCTACAGCAGGCGGGATATTTTATTCAGGATCCGATGAATGGTTTATGGGATTTGATAGTACCCCAGTATAAACGAGATATATACAGAAAATTCAAAATGAGTATATTTATTAACAATAAACTAATAATAGTTTAATTAGGGAGAATAATAATGGCACAATGGAAAAAAGTCATAGTAAGTGGTTCGTCCGCTGTACTTTCAGGTTTAACACTTGATACACAACTTGCTGTAGGACAAGGTGGTACAGGGGCCACAACACTTACAGACGGTGGTGTTTTATTAGGAAGTGGAACAGGAGCAGTAACTTCAACCGCGGTTTTAGCTGACGGTCAAATGTTGGTTGGTGACGGATCAACGGATCCATCACTTGAAAGTGGGGCAACATTAAGAACAAGTATTGGAGTTGGAACAGCAAACAATGTAGAATTTGCAAACACAACAGTAAATAATTTAATAAATGATTCAACGGTAGCGGCCTCCCGTATTACTGGTTCATTTACTGGATCATTCGTAGGTGATGGTAGTAATTTAACTGGAGTCGCTCAAGATATTGAATTATTAGGAACATACGGAGCCGCAACTCTACATCAAACAGAAGATAAATTTTTAGTATCTGATAATGGAACTGAAAAATCTATTACATTTAGTAATTTAGAAGATAGTGTATTTGCAAATGTTAGTGGTGATGCAACAATAGCAGCAGGTGGAGCTTTAACAATAGCTGCAACCTCTGTCGAAAATAGTATGTTAGCTGGTTCAATCACAAACGCTAAATTATCGAATTCAACGATTAGTGGTGTAGCACTCGGTAGTAACTTGAATAGTCTATCTGTAACTGCTAATGGTGGTATTGGACTGACATCATACAATGGTTCAGCCACAGTAAGTGATTTGGCATTAGATATCGATGGAATGACTGATATTGGAGCAGCTTTAGTTGACTCTGATTTGTTTATAGTAGATGATGGGGCTGGTGGAACAAACAGAAAATCTACATTGGGTAGAATACCTACTTATTTAGTTGATCACACAAGTTTAACATCATTAACTTCATTGACTGCAGTTGGAACAATTGCAACCGGTGTTTGGAATGGAACATCAATTACAGATGCAAATGTAGATAATGATTTAACAATTAGTGGTGGTACTGTGAATAATAGCATTATTGGTGGAAGTACAGCAGCAGCAGGTACATTCACATCATTAACAGTAGATAATGATTTAACTGTTACTGGTAATTTAGATGTAAATGGAACAGTAACAACAATTAATTCTGCAAATTTAGCAGTTTCTGATAAGTTTGCAATATTCGCAAGTGGTTCAGCAACATCAACCGATGGTGGTATTATTGTTCAAAATTCAGCATTAGCTGGATATGCATTAGGTTGGGATAGTGGAAACGGTAAATGGGCATTTGATAATAATTTAGTTGGTACGGCTACAGCTTTAGTCCCAGATGCTTATGTTGGTGTAATTGAAACCGGAACTGGTGCTGGAGATAGTCAAGGTGCTCCTGTTTATGGTGGAGCAACAAACGGAGTTGGAACTATATACGTTGATACAGACGACAGTGAAATCTGGATTTACGCATAACACTAAATAAGAGGTTACAAATATGGCACTAAACGCTAAAGGTGGTGTTAAAATAATAGAAGGTAAAGCTTATATTCATCCACTATCTATTCAAGAGATAGAATTTTTATTAAATTTACTTGCAAATGCAGAACATAAAGGTTCAGAATTACAGAAGGTAATGCAAGTAACATATAAATTGAGAGAAGAATACAAGTTAATTGTAGAACATAATACTTAATTGTTGGCTCATCCCTCGGCAGGGTGGTGAGAAGTGGGTCGGTATTACCGATTTCCAACCGCAATAAGGAGAAAATAAATGCCAGCATGGAAACGAGTAGTAGTATCGGGCAGTTCAGCCCATTTAAATCATGTAACAGCAAGCGGTCACATAAGTGGCTCATCAACTTCAACTGGTTCGTTTGGTAGAGTTTATAGTGCTGGAGTAAGTAGATTTGTAGGCAAGGTCGGCATCGGGACAACGAACCCGAGTACGGCTCTTCATGTAACTCCTTCGGATGCAACAAGCGGTGTTTTATTTGAAGGGGATGATTTTAATTTTGCAATAGGTGCAGACGGTGATACTATATCAAACGCGTCATATTTTATTTTTCATGGAGAAGATGGTTATTTTCGTTCTAAAGTAGATAATAACATCTTTGATGGTAATGTAAGTGGTTCATCAACTTCAACTGGTTCGTTTGGTCATTTAGTTATTGCTAAAGATGCACATATTGGTGAAGATGTATTAGCAGATGGTGATGTTGTAGCATATAATTCATCTGATATAAGACTTAAAGACAATATACAAGTTATACAAGGTTCATTAGATAAGATAGGTGAGATTAGGGGTGTAGAATTTGATTGGAATGATAAATCTCCAGGATGGGCAAGAGAACGAGGGCATGATGTAGGGGTTATAGCACAAGAAGTCCAAAAGGTAGTTCCAGAAATAGTAGTAGAAAGAAAAAGTGGTTATTTGGGAGTTGACTACAAACGGTTAGTCCCACTATTAATAGAATCTGTAAAAGAATTAAAAGAAGAAATAGAAGAATTAAAGAAAAAAGTGTATTAAGTAATTTTACTTGATATATATATTAAAACAACAATAGGAGAGTAAAGTTATGACCGAAAATAAAGAAACAAAGTTTACAGAAGATGAATTAAAATCTTTACAAGACTTACAAAGTTCATATCAACAAAAACAACTTCAGTTTGGGCAATTAAAAGTTCAACGATTATTAGTTCAACAACAACTTGATTCATTAGAATCTTCAGAAGTTCAATTAGAATCTGAATATGTTGGTGTACAAGAATCAGAACGAAAGTTAGTTGATGATTTGAATAAAAAGTATGGACCAGGTTCATTAGACCCATCAACAGGGGTTTTCACAGCTACAGAAACACCAGAAGTAACAAAAGAAACTACTTAAAATAATCTCCTCTAAACTAATCGTTTGAGTGGTTTAGGTTATATTTATAGTTAGATATTTTTTTAGTCTATACTTCATTTTGGAGAGTGATATTTCTAAAGAAAATGTTGTCAATTTATTGAATAACTGACATGGTTTCATCAACTTTAATATTAAATTAGGAGAATAATAATGTATAATAAATCTAATATGGGGGAAATAACATGAGCGAAAGGATTGTAAGTCCGGGTGTTTTCACCAGGGAACGGGATTTATCATTTCTACCTCAAGGAATTGCAAACATTGGAGCAGCAATAATTGGACCAACCGTAAAAGGTCCAGCATTTGTTCCAACAGTTATTCGTAATTTTCCTGAGTTTGAAGAAATGTTTGGGTCTACCTCCGATAAAAATGGAGTCTCAAATTATTACACACCGTACGCGGTAGAACAATATTTAAGAAGTGCAGGAACTGTAACAATAATTCGTGTGTTAAACACAGCCGGTTATTCAGTTGATAGTCTTGCAATTAAGGTAGGAACCGCAACATCGGCCACATACGCATCAGCATCAGTTCACATTACAGATATGTCTGATGGTGATACATTTACAATTGTTGGTAGTGGCGCAACGACTTATAATTTTGTAGCATCAAATGAACCAGTTCCAGATGATGTTGGAAATACATACTTTTTCGTAGGAAGTAGTTCATTAGCAGCGACTGGTAGTACCGGTATTGCAAACTTGGTAACAGAGATAGGTAATGTATCGGGAACGGGTGTTACTGTAGCTCAAATAGGAACAACATCAACTATTTCGATAAGTGGGTCCAGTGCAGGTACGGCAGCAAATAGTTTTACTTTTAAATCTGGTAGTACAACTACCACTCTTGCAGGTGGAGCATCAGCAACAGGTGGTAAAACAGTTGCACTATTAGCACCATCTCGTGGTGGTTCAGATGGAACTGCAGATTTAGAAGGAAGTACTATTACTGGTAATTGGGACGCAGCTACATTAACACTTAGTGGTAGTAATTGGGGTGAAAAAAGTTTAACAGCAGATGGTTCACAGAATGTATATAAAATTTCATTTAATACAGGAAGTACTATACCTACTGGATATACATATATTGATGAAGTATTTAGTTCAGATGCACAAGTTCAAAAGTCTGGTCAAAATACTGTATCATCATATTTGTATAAGAACTTTAAATATGCACAAAGTAGCCAAGGATATTCATCAGGTGATACCGTATCTGTAGTAGATGGAACTTTGAGTTTAGGAATAACATATCAAAATGCAGTAACACCAGAAATTCAATCACAGTTGATTAATGGTGGTAGATATGATTTATTTAAAGTTAACTCTCGTTCACATGGTAGTGATGTAAATAACAAATTTAAGATTGTTATTTTGAATATTAAGAAAGCAGGTACAATTGCAGGTAGTGATTTTGGTTCATTTTCAGTTCAATTAAGAGAAACTGGATTGGATGATAATATGTCTAACAATGACCTGTTAAAGGGTAATCCAATAGAACAATGGGATAATTTGAATTTTAATCCTACAAGTACTAATTTCTTTGCAAGACGAATTGGTGATAGGTATGTAACAATAGATTCAGATGGTAAACTCACTTATAATGGTGATTGGCCAAATCTGTCTAAACATATTTATGTATCTGATTATTCAGCAATATCTAATAGAGAATTACCAGTAACGGTAGTTCCAATGGGACATAAAGCAATTATGAATCCATTTGGTAGTGATGATTCATCTGTACCAGTATGGGCATTTAAAGCTTCACAGTCAAATGCATCAAATGAATATGATGATGATGTACCTTATGGACATGATTATTCAAATATAGATGCAAGGCAGTATTTAGCACCACATAATTCATTTGGATCTGGTTCACAAGTCAGTATGAGTATTGAGGATTTTAACGGTACAACTTCTGGCAATCATGGATATGGTACTGATACTTATTCGGATGGAACTGAAAAGGTAACACTTACACTTTCTCATATTAAACAGAGAAAGTTCGTTGTTCCATTTCAAGGTGGATTCGATAGTGTGAATCCAGCAGTTCCGAAGTATAAAGCAGCAGATATTGTGAATACAAATACACAAGGATTTGATTGTTCAACTTCATCAACTGCTGGTTCAACTGCTTATAAGAAAGCAATTAATGCAATCAGTAATCCTGATGAATTTGATATCAATATGTTGGTAACACCTGGTATTATTCACGGATTACATAGTAAAATTACGAATCATGCAATTGCCAAATGTGAAGAGCGTGGCGATGCATTTTATGTATTAGATTGTACAATTAAGGGTGCTCCCATATCAACTGCAACAAACGCGATTACTTCACTTGATAGTAATTATACAGCAACTTATTACCCTTGGGTAAAGATTGTTGATAGGAATACAGCACTTCCAGTTTGGGTTCCACCTTCAGTAGTGTTACCTGGTGTAATAGCTTACACAGATAAAGTAGCACACGAATGGTTCGCACCAGCAGGTTTGAATCGTGGTGGTTTAACAACGGTATTACAAGCTGAAACACGATTGACTCACGAAGAAAGAGATGCTCTTTATGAAGATAGAGTTAATCCAATCGCTTCATTCCCAGGTCAAGGTGTAGTAGTTTGGGGACAAAAAACACTCCAAGCAAGACCATCAGCACTTGATCGTGTGAATGTTCGTAGATTGTTAATCAAGTTGAAGAAGTTCATTGCAAGTTCAAGTAGATACTTGGTTTTCGAACAAAATACAAGTGCGACGAGAAATCGTTTCTTGAACATTGTGAATCCGTTCTTAGAATCAGTACAGGCAAACAGTGGTTTATCAGCATTTAAGGTAGTTATGGATGACAGTAATAATACTCCTGATGTAGTCGACAGAAACCAGTTGGTAGGACAAATTTTTATCCAACCAACTCGAACGGCAGAATTTATTGTTTTGGACTTCAGCGTTTTACCAACAGGAGCGGTTTTCCCAAGTTAAAACTATAAATCAAACAGCAGTTAAAGAGAAACCCCAGATTTTATATTTGGGGTTTTTTGTTTCTTATACAAAAAAGTTAAATTAATTAGGTAGTTTTTGTAATTTACCTATAATTATAGTTATAATTAGTGTAGGATAGATGATAATATGAATAACTTATGTAAATATTGTAAAAAAGAAATACCAGAAAATAAATTATTTTGTGATAGAGCATGCTCTAATAAAGCCCGGTCAACTCAAATAGAAAAATTGTGTATAATATGTAATGAATTATTTTTAATTAGACCCAAAGAATTAAAAGGTAATCGTGGCAAATATTGTTCAATTAAATGTAGAGATAAAGGAAGGTATAATGATTCCCGTAGATCAGGTGAATGTAAAGTGTGTAAAAAAGAATTTGTAGCATATAAAAAAAATACTAAAGAATTTTGTGGGTGGGAATGTCAACAAAACTGGAGCAAAACACCAGAAAATATTAAAAGTAGAATTGAATTATCTATAATAGCTCAAAAGAAAAAATACGATGGAAAGTTATATTGTCAAACTGGTGAATTTATTAAAAAGTCTAAAAAAACTAAATTAAAAAGGCATGGTAATGAAAATTATGTGAATACTAAAAAAACTAAACAAACTAAATTAGAAAAGTATGGTGACGAAAACTATATAAATAAAGAAAAAATGAAACAGACTTGCTTACTTAAATATGGAGTAGATAATTATAGTAAAACGGATAAATTCAAAAGGGATCATGCTATAAAGGTATTTAATAAATTGTTAAATAATACACCGTTTAAAGATAAAATAATTCCAATGTTTAACATAGAAGATTATAATGGAATAGTTGGTAGATATGAATTTAAATGCAAAATATGTAATTTAATATTTGAAGATCATTTAAATAATGGCAAAATACCAAGGTGTAATATATGTTATCCATTAAAGAGTACGTCATTAGCAGAAAAAGAAATATTCCAGTATGTACAGGAGTTACTTCCAACTATAGAAATAATAGAAAACGATAAAATAATTTTAAGCGGTAAAGAATTAGACATTTACATTCCTTCTAAAAAACTTGCAATAGAATACAATGGTCTATATTGGCACTCTGAACTTAATGGTAAAGATAAAAATTATCATTTAAATAAAACAAAGAGGTGTAATAAAAATGGAGTACGACTTATACAAATATTTGAAGATGAGTGGATGAATAAGCGATGTGTAGTAAAAAGTAGATTAAAGCATATATTAGGAATTTCCAAAACAACGATTTTTGCTCGTAAATGTATACTTAAAGAAATAAACCCGAAAGATAAAAATGATTTTTTAAATGAAATACACATCCAAGGTGAAGATAAAAGTAGAGTTAAGGTAGGAGCATATTATAATGATGAATTAGTTTCAGTTATGACATTCAGTAAAAGAAGAATTGCATTGGGTAGCAGAAACGTCGATGATACTGATTTTGAATTGAGTAGGTTTGCGGTTAAATATCAAATAACTGGTATAGCTAATAGATTATTAAAATATTTTATTAAAAATAACAATCCAAAAACTATAATAAGTTATTCTGATAGACGTTGGAATACTGGTGTACTCTATGAAAATTTAGGATTTACTAAAATATCAGATGGAGCTCCTGGATATTGGTATATTATAGATGGAATGAGAAAGCATAGATTTAATTTTAGAAAAAATGTAATTAAAGATAAATTAAAATCATTTGATCCAAATTTAACAGAATGGCAAAATATGCAGTTAAATGGGTATGACCGAATATGGGATTGTGGTCATTTAAAATATGAATTAATAGTTTAATTTTTTGAGGAGTTTTTTGTTGCTTGTTATATTTATATATGAGTAGAAATTAAAAACTTCTATAAAACTATGAAAAATGAATATAATGATTTTTTAGAAATTTGATATTTATAGTAGAAGAAAATAAAATTTAATTGGAGACAAGAGATGCCAGAGCTATTAGACCCGTCAGAAATAATGTTCACTCCGTTTGAACCAAAAACGAAGAACAGATACATCATGTACATTGAGGGTATTCCAGCTTACCTTATTAAGACTGCGAATAGACCTACAATTGCATTTGAAACAATAGAATTAGATCACATTAACGTAAAACGATATGTTAAAGGAAAGGGAGCGTGGGAAGAACTTGAAATTACTCTTTATGATCCGGTAGTCCCATCAGCAGCACAGGCGTGTATGGAATGGATTCGTTTAGGGCATGAATCAGTAACAGGTCGTGATGGATATACAGATTTCTATAAGAAGGATGTAACTATTAACGTTCTTGGTCCTGTAGGTGATAAAGTTGAAGAATGGACGCTTAAAGGTACTTGGATTACCAACGCTACTTTTGGTGATTTGGATTGGTCAAATACAACTGATCCCGTTGATGTAACTCTTACATTGAGATATGACTACGCGATTTTACAATTTTGATTAAAGTATTACTTTAAGTGATTGTGTTTAAGTGTAATTGTAATAGAGAGTTTGAATCATATGATTCGTTAAGAAAACATAACGGTAGAACTCATAAAATTAAATCGCAAGATTTTTATGTTAAATTTTACTTGAATGGTGAATATCCAACCTGTAAATGTGGTTGTGGTGAGAAAACCAATTGGATAGGACATGGTTTTAGAGAATATAGACAGGGGCACATAGCAAGAATAAAAAATAACTGGGGACATAACCAAAAGGCAATAGATAACTCATCTAAAACTCGTAGAGAACAATTTAAGAATGGTGAAAGAAAAGTTTGGAATGCTGGATTAACTATTGAAGATGAACGAGTAAGAAAAAATTGTGATGGGTTATTAAAAGAAGCCAAATCATCTGAAGGTAGAAAATCTCGTTCAGTTAAAATGAAAAAACAATGGAAAGATGGGAATATTAAAGTTTTATACGGAAAAGACTCTTCACAGTGGCAAGGTGGAACCTCACCATTATCAGCAAGAGTATACGCTTCTAACAAATTATACAAAGAATGGAAATATCCAATTCTAAAAAGGGCAGGTTTTAAGTGTAAAGAATGTGGTAGTAGTAAAGATTTACACGTACATCACAATAAAGAAATGATGAATGAGATATTAAAGAAATTTACGGGCAAAAATAATCCAGTAAAAAAAGTTGTAGATTATCATGTTCGGAACAAAGTAGGTGGAGTTGTTTTGTGTTATAATCATCATAAGAAACAACATCCAAGCTTAAATTTTTAACAACAACAATAGGAGTCAATTATGGCAGTATTACAAGATAAAGCATGGTATCAGTCAAAAACGATTTGGACATCAGTTATTGCAGGTGTTATCGGTGTCTTACAAGCGACAGGTTACGTAGATCAAGTACCAGAAGTTGTTTGGACATTATTAGCATCATTCGGTCTTTATTCCGTTAGAGATGCAGTCGGTAAATCCGGTAAGTAGTAAGTAAGTTTAAAACTGGGTATTCCTAACAGAGTACCCAGTATAAGTTTTAGTAATAATTGGTTATTAGTATAATATAAATACATAGGAGAATAGATATGGCAAAAGAAAAGAGCCAGTTTCCTACTGAAATGATTAGTTTGCCTTCAAAGGGATATTTTTACCCAGAGGACAATCCATTATCAAGTGGGGAAGTAGAAGTTAAATACATGACAGCAAGAGAAGAAGATATTTTGACATCTACAAATTTAATTCAGAAGGGAATAGTATTAGATAAATTGTTAGATGCATTAGTAGTTTCTGATGTAGACCTTGATGATATTTTAATTGGAGATAAGAATGCAATTATGGTAGCAGCAAGAGTTCTTGCATATGGTAAGGATTATACATTTGACTTTGTAGATCCAAGTAGTGGTAATAAAAGAGATGAAACTGTTGACTTAACTTCACTTGAAAATAAAAAAATAAATTTTAATGATTATGAAAAGGGTAAGAATGAATTTGATTTTAAGTTACCTGGATCAAAGAGAAAATTAACCTTTAAATTACTCACACAGAGGGATGAGAAGGCAAATGATTCTCAATTAAAAGCATTAAAGAAAATTTCAAAGAGTACAGGAATTGATCCAGAAATTACAACACGATTAAAATCATCTATTATAGCAGTAGATGGAAATCGCGATGACAGTGTGATAAATTCATTTGTTGATAATGAGTTTCTTTCAATAGATTCATTTGCATATAGAGTATATCTTACAACAATAACACCAGACGTAGATTTATCCTTTACAGTAGAACTTGACAATGGGGAAGTTGAGGAGGTAGCGGTTCCAGTAACCGCCACGTTTTTTTGGCCTTCGACCTCAAGATAAACCAGATATACACAACCAAATATTCACCTTAATATATAATTCCAAAGGTGGATTCACATTCAATGAAGTCTATAATATGCCAATATATCTGAGACTATATTATCTAAAACGGCTTGAACAGCAATACAAAGACGAACAATCATCGTACAATAAACAAATGAAAAAATCTAATACGAGAGGTCCATCTATTAAAAAACCCCGACGTAAGTAATATTTTTTGGTTACTTTGATATTTATATAAGAGAACATTTCAATTAGTTACACTTCAATTCGGAGAAAACATAATGCCAAAGTATAAGATAAAAAACGAACAAATTTTAAATGAATTTTTAGATAATTTTTTTAGTGTCGTTGCAAAAAAACGTGGTAAGAAAGCGATGAAATCGTTAGAAAATGATCCAGAAATTAAACGTATTAGAAAGAAATATAATAACTTACGAGATGAGTTAGAGCAACACATAAAAGATAATCCAATATCTTCTTTTATTGAATAGAGATAGTTGATGGCAGGCAAAAAAGAGTGGGAACGATTTAATTTTCCATCGGAAGATGATTGGAATAAATTAAACAAACAAACCAGAAAACATATTAAAGATAATGGTGCTTTATGGGAAAACTTAAATAAGGATATAGGTAATGTTAAAGACCAAATAAAATTATTATCTGGTATGACAGATGATTCAGTTAAGTCACTTTCAAACTTTAGTGATATATCTAAGGGGATAGTATCAAGTTTTAAGGAAATTTATGGCAGTGGAAGAGATTTGACCACTGTTACCAATTCATTAAATATATCTATGGCAAAAACCGCGTCTTTAAGTAAAAAGAATACAGTTTTATCAAAAAAATCAATTAGTCTTATTCAAAATGTTGCAAAAGGATGGCAAGATGTAATAGAGAATGTAGAACGAGTTGGAACAGAAAATTTTAGTAATTTGGATCTTACCGAAGATATTTTAGAAGCTCAACGTCTTGGATTGAAAAATGAAGAATTATCATTGAGAATGGCAAAGGAAAAACAGAACGAATTAAAGCGAATAAATGACGTTATGGGAGCTCAGCGAGATTTAATTCAGAAGCCATTTGATGCTATGGATGATATGATTAGGCGAATTCCAATTTTTGGTGATGTTATTGCTTCGAAGTTAGATTTTAAAACTAAAGGTAAGGATCTTGCAAATGATTTAGTTTCATCAATGAGAGGTTCGACTGGTGATGTACTAAACTGGAATGAATTTCAAAAAAAGAAAGCTGGGCAGGATTTAAGTAAAACTCAAGTATCAGAACATCCATTGGGATTTCAAAAAAAGAAAGCTGGGCAGGATTTAAGTAAAACTCAAGTATCAGAACATCCATTGGGATTTCAAAAAAAGAAAGCTGGGCAGGATTTAAGTAAAACTCAAGTATCAGAACATCCATTGGGATTTCAAAAAAAGAAAGCTGGGCAGGATTTAAGTAAAACTCAAGTATCAGAACATCCATTGGGATTTCAAAAAAAGAAAGCTGGGCAGGATTTAAGTAAAACTCAAGTATCAGAACATCCATTGGGATTTCAAAAAAAGAAAGCTGGGCAGGATTTAAGTAAAACTCAAGTATCAGAACATCCATTGGGA